CAATCCATCTTTTCTGATAGCCAAGTAAGACTGCCGGAGCCCTGAGTCCAGTAGTGTTTTCAAGAACGACAGAAAGGCTCATGCTATAAGCCTCTTGGCATATAATTTCACTCGACTGACAAAGCTCAAAGGACATGACAAATGATTGACTGGGTTGCAGCCGCATTCACAAGCGCAAGGACGGCGGGTGATATTGCCAAAAGCCTTATAACGCTGCGGGATGAAGAGCTCGTGAGGGGGCGAGTTATGGACCTCACTAGCACATTGATGGATCTCCAGCAGCAGATGATGCAGGGACAGATGGAGCAAATCGAGTTGGTTAGCAAGGTGGCGAGACTGGAAGATGCGCTTAGAGTTGCTAACCAGAAAGCTGACGTGCTTGGGCGTTATGAGCTGCTGGGTCTCGGCGAAGGACAAGTTGTCTACGCACTTAAGCAGGAGTTTCAGGGAGTTGAACCTGAGCATTTTTGCTGCACGAATTGCTATGACACCGGGAGAAGGTCTGTTCTCAAGCCCCAAAACCAGATTGGCGGTACATGGGTACGGTTTGCGTGCCCCGCATGCAATAACATAATTGGTGTTGCTATTGGAAACCTCCCTCAATCGATGCGGAAAACTACTAAATAACGGGGTACTCATCCGGCCATCCCCAGTATCTCTCGACGGATTTCGTCTACCGTCGCTTGATTCAAGCCGCCTTTCTTAGCGATTTTTTCCACCCGTGCAGCCGCCGCTTCGGCCTTCTCCTGATATTCGGCCTGCCATTTCTTCTGAACGATAGAGGCCTTGCCCAGTTCGGCGACGGCCTTGGCGATTTTTGGCAGGTCGAACGTCTTGCCCTCTGTCATCAGCAACTTGAACAGATGTTCCTGGACAAGACGCATTAGGGCCTCATTGACCGCGCCTTCTTTGTCCGGCGCCGCCTCAACTACAGCGGTCGCCTGTTCACTGGCTAGCTTCAAGGCCGAGAGCTTGGATTCAAAATCCTGTCCATAGCGGTGTAAGGCCGACTTGCTGATAGCAAAACCCTTTGCTGACAGTTCGATGGACAGGGTTTCGTATTCGCTAAAGTTGTTCTCGGCCAGGGCCTTGTCAAGCCAGGCCTTGACTGCTTTCGGTAAGCTGGTGACTTTGCTACGCGGGGGCATGGCTTAGCTCCAGTATTTTTCCGGCCGGGCGATGCCGGGATTGCAGTCGATGGTGTACTCGGCGATGTCGACGCCATAGTGGGTCAAGCCACAGATCCAGGCACCACTCGACTGCTTTTTCAGAGTGACCAAACTGCGGTCTGCCAGGTAGTCCAGTTCACGACGCAGTTCCAGGGAAGTAGCATCAGGAAGAATGCCCTGGATGGTCGAGAGCACCATCGCTTCGTGCGGGTCCACCGGGCGGGAGGTGTTGAGTGTCAGGAGGATGTACCACCGTAGGGACTCGCGGCGGACCTTGGCAGGATCAATGTTCATTGTCGGATTCCCTTGAGCTGAACGTTTTCTAAGCGGAGTGCCAAGGCATCGAGCTTGGCTTCAATAACTGTTTGGTTTCGGACGTAGTCCTCACGCCGCACGTAGTGGAGTGGCAGGTCTGCGCGCAACCGTTCGAAGCTGATTTCCACACTGCGCAGACGGTCGCTGTCCTTGGCCAGGGCGTTGAAGCGGTCATCCATTACGGCATTGCGCTGGTCCAGTCGTCGCTCTGTCTGCAAGAGCAGCAGCTTTACCAAACCAGCGAAGCCGCCGAGAACAGCCACCCCAACACTGAGCAACTGCCAGGCGGGCATTTCGATCATCATCATTTGCAGCCCCTTTTTTCGCGGTGGGTTTGGCACTGCGCACAGAGCTGTACGCCTGGTATTGCTTGGCGCCGATCTTCCGGGATGGGCATGTCACAGTCAGTCACCTGACAGAACTCGGCCGAGGGGCCAGACAGCACTACCCGTTGTGCCAAATGTTTCGCTAAGGCGCTGTCGTTATGGATGCCTTCTAGGTGGCTGGCGTAGTCATTTGCTTGCATTGAGGTTCCAATCGATCAGGCGGTTAAGCTCTGCCCGGCAGAGTCCATACAGCTCGCCATTGCGCACATGGTTGGTCAGGAGGTCGCCCTGGGTAATACCGGAGTTGAGGTCATCAGCGGCTCCGGCTCCGCTGGACGACGGAGCAATTCCGCTGGTGGCTTGCTGGGCTGGCATTGCGGCGCTGATGCCGTTGGCTGTGTTCCACACGCGGACAAAGCCAGTAGTGAACACAGCAGTAGGCAGCGGCTCTGGCTGCGCATCGAGGGCGCGGCGGTAAAGGGTTGTGACATGGGCAATCTCTCCCTTGAGTTTGTCGGTGGTTTTGCGCAGGCTCTCGCGGGTATCGGCAAGCTGAACGGTGAGTTGGTCTCCCTTGGCCTGTGAGGCTCGAAGCTCTGCGGCAGCCTGGTTGGCTGCATCGACGGCGGTTTCGGCTTGGTGCTGCTTTTCCAGGGCATGGTCTGCGCGCAAATCGGCGACGGTCTTGTCGCCCTGCGCTTTGGCCTGGGCAAAGCCCAGGTCGTAGCCGTCCTGGTGATTCAGATGTAGTCCGAACACCACGGCGGCAACGAAGGCCACGAACCAGGTGGCCGGGCTGATCAGATCGAGCAAGGCTTTCATTGGCACACCCCTTGGCCCCAGCCAGAAGTCACGTACAGGGTTTCCCAGCGATGTAGGATCACTTGCGGGTACTGGCGGTTTTCCTTGAAGGCGGCGGCTGAACGACCGGCGTTGTACTGCTCCACCGATCCGAACCAGGTCAGCGAGTCGGCACCCGAAGCCGACGCCAATTGGCGGTCGCGGATGACCCAACCCAAGCCGCCGTTGTAGGCAGACAGGATCAGTGCACCTTGCTCGCAGGCATTACGCGCCTGGATGCGACTGGCCAGCCAGTGGTCATAGCTGACCAGGGCTTGCATGGACCAGGTCGGGTTATATGGTTCGACCTTGCCCAGGGCCTTGGGGAACAGTTGTGCCAACCAGGTCGCGGTCGAGGGCATCACCTGGCCCAAGCCTTGCGCACCGACCGGCGAGCGAGCGTCGAAGCGCCAGCGGCTTTCCTGGTGGATCTGGGCAGCGAAGGTCGATACCGGGGCGTCCAGTCCCCATTCGGCCTGGGCGATCCGGGTCAGGTCACGACGGTAGCGCTCGGCTTGGGCCGGGATCTCGGCGTACGCCGGAGTGCAGGCGGCGAGCCCGACCAGCGACACCATGCATGCAGCGCTCATATATAGAAGGATACGCCGCATCGTCAGAGTCCCAGCGTCAGGCCGAGGATGCAGGCCAGGACGACCAGGGCGCGGCGAATGCCAGCCCAGGAGCGTTCGTATCGGCGAACCTGGTTCGGCCGCGCGTATGGAAACAGAGCACGGTCGATCCAATAGCCGAGTACGCCGCCTAGCGTGACCAGGCCACATTTATAGAGGACGACAGGCAGCTTGGTCGGGGCGACGATGGCCAGGCACAACAGCAGTGCAATGGTGATCAGCGTCCAGTCGGTCATACGTGGCGCACGGGGGCGCCGCTTCGGAAGTGAAGGCGTCATTGGGATACTCGCGGTGAATTGATGGTTGCCCGAAGCGCGGCTAGATGCCGCGCCGCGACCACGGGGTCGCCAGGTACACAAACGGGCTGGCGGTAGTCGGCAAGGGCTGGGGTGGAGTGGGTTCTTACAGCGGGGCGTAACTTCTCTCGCTGGCTGATTTGCTGGCGGATGCGCTCTTCGCCCTGGGCGACATGCGCCTGGACAATATCCAGCCAATCGGGCGGAACCTTGGCCCACAGCACCGCACGGGCGTTGTCACTGCCAGCGGCAAGAATGAGCTGCGCGTACTGACGTGGCCATTGAGGCCGGGAGACTTTGGGGGAAGCGAGTGCTGTACGCATGGTGCGAAACTGCCGTTGAGAGAACGGTACAAGCTTCGCGCGTACGCGGAATGGGTCGAGTATCAGCGGGGTTTAAGAAGAAGCCCCGCTCGGTGGCGGGGCTTCGGGATTCAGGAGTTGCGGAGTTGCTTCATGAATGCGATGTCCTCTTCGGACTCCCCGTTCTTTCGTTGCTCGGCCTCCCATTGTGCTTCCGTTTGCTCTTTGACCGGCTCGGCTCGGCTAAGGTCCGGCTTTGCGATCTCTGCGTCGCACAGTTTGGAGTCTTCCTTCCAGGTCTTGTTGATGTGATCCATTTCATGCTGTGTCGGTGCCTTATTGAAGCAGGCGCCGTTGATAAAGGACACGTCTGAAAGCATCTGCTGGCAACTGGAATAGACGAAACGGGCGCTGTATTTCTGATTGTTCGAAGGCTGGGCCGAGAGCTGGCTATTGATTGTCTTCATGATCGAAGACTGTTTCGGCCAGTCCCGAACCGCGCAGGCCTGGTGGGTTTCGTCCCACAAAGTGACGGCGAGCTTGCGGTTTGCGACCGCCTCTTGTGCGGCTTGCTCATGCGATACACCTTCCGAGTCAGCGGCGAAGCAGTATCCAGAGAACCCTATGAATATGGCCAGAATGCTGACCGCCGCTTGTCCGTTCATTAGTGAATCGTCCCTTCGTCATACCCGAATAGATCAGGCTCATTCTTACGATGCAGAGCCCGCTGTTTGCGGATGATGTCATAAATGGTCTGATTCGCAAGGTCGTACTTACGCACCAGATCAGGGATCGGGGTCGCGTTGTCCCGCCATTCGCGGAAGATCGCGGCGTCCCGCATGGCGCGTTTCAACGCATCGCCGCGAGGCAGGTAGATCACGCCGCCGCCCATGACCGAACAGATGGCAAAGACCACATGCCGGGCCAGCTCTGGCGCGGTAGATGTCGGCCCCATTTCGGCCAGCAGCTTGGCTTCGGCGATCTCGACCATTTCCCGCAACGAGCCCTCCCAACGTGAAAGCACGGTAGGGTCTTGCATGCTGGCCAATACCTTGTTGGCATCCAGGTTGTCGAGTTCATCGGGGAACAGGTCATCGCTCATCAGACGGTTCTCCCATGGCGTTTAGCATCGTAGCTCAGGGCAGCAACAAGTTTGTGCAGTTGGCCAGGGTCCAGCCACTCCACGCGCTCGACCTGAAACATGCGCAGGGCCATGCCGTCTACGTATGCCCACGAACGCTTGGCCTCGGCAAGAAAGGCCTC